TATAAAAAGCCTGTTGAAGATCTATGTTATGAAGAATATATGCTTTTACAATTAGCTTGGGCTGATTATGTAAAAAGAAAAAATAAAAATTAGAAAGGAGGGTTAGTGATGTTAGAACAGTTATCATTGGTTTTTAAAGTTGTAGGAAATGGACAAGCTTCTTTGAATCAAATTAGCTCTCAAATTGGAAATTTAAAGAATAATATGTCAAATTTTAAAAATAGTGTTAGTTCAGCATTTGGAAGTCTAAAAAACACTATTGGTTCAGTAAAGCAAAGTTTAGTTGCTTTTAAAAATAAAATTAGTACAACTTTTAATGCCTTGAAAGCTAAAATAACAGCTAACTTTCCTGCTATTGGGAAAATAAGAAATGGTTTTATTTCACTTCGGAGAAGTTTAGGAAATTTTGGGAACTATGCCCAGCAACAATTTCAAAAAAGTAAAGAAAAAGCAAGTACACTTCTAAGTGTCTTAAAAAGAATAGCTACAGCATTAGCAGCAGGTTTTACAATAAAAACCGCTATTGATAGTGCTGGAAATATTGAACAGTATAGAAATACACTTGAAACTGTTTTGAAAGATTCAGACATGGCAAGAAAGAAACTAGCTTGGGCTAGTAGATTTGCTAATAAAACTCCATTTGAAACAAATGAAGTCCTTTCTGGGATGACGAAATTACAGTCTTATGGAATCGAAGGGGATAGAGTTTTAAAAACAACTAACAGAACTTACCTTGAAATGATTGGAGATATGGCTTCAGGAATGGGGAAAAGTTTTGATCAAGCGATTGAAGCTATTGCTGATGCAAGAACTGGAGAACTTGAAAGATTAAAAGAATTTGGAATTACTAAGAATATGATTTCTGAATTTGGTAAAAGTAAAGGCTTAGAAATTTTTAATAATAAAGGGCAAATTAATGACTTAGAGTTATTTAATAAAACTTTATTTGAAATGATGGACTCTCGTTTTGGTGGAGCAATGGAAAAGCAAGCTAAAACATTTAAGGGAGGATTATCAACTATATCAGGAGCAACTAAATCAGCACTTTCAACTCTTGCAGGAGTTAATGAATTTGGTGATATAGTTGAAAACTCTCCATTTCAAATTCTTAGAGATAGAGTTATCATACCATTAGCTAATACACTAGTAAAATTTCAAGAAGATGGAACATTTACTAGATGGGCAGAAAATTTATCTAGTATCTTTGGTGAACTAATTTCATGGGGAGAAAAAATAATAAATTTTATTGTTAAGTGGAAAGAAGTTTTAATCCCACTAGCAAGCGCAATAGCTGGGCTTTTTGTAATTAATAAGGTAATAGTTTTAATTGGAGCTTTAAAAACTGCATTAGCAGCTCTTTCTTTTAATCCGATTATGCTTGCAATTGGGGCTGTAATAGCTATTGGCGTCCTATTGTATAGAAACTGGGATCTTGTAAAAGAAAAATTAATTTCACTTTGGGATAAGATAAAAGGTTTTGTTAAGGTTTTCTTACTTTTTTCAGGAATGGGTTTAATAATAAAACTAGGACAATTATTAATAGAAAATTGGGAGAAGATTAAGGCTAAAATATCTACATTATGGGATAAAATTAAAGCTTTTGCTAAAGCATTATGGGATATTGGTAAAAAAATATTTATGTGGCTTAGCCCAATAGGTTTAATTATTACTGTTGGGAAACTGATAATAGAAAATTGGGATTTAATAAAAGCAAAGTTTGCTGAATTAGGAAGTTATTTATATAACAAAATAATTGATATAGGGAATTTCTTTATAGGATTAAAAGACAAAGTAGTTGATGTATTTTTTAACTTAATAGATAAATTAAAAGAAGTGTGGGAGACAATGAAGTCAACTGCTGCATCAGCTTTTGATTTTATATTAGATTATGTTGCTAAAATTTGGGAAAGTATTAAAGGTTTTTTCTCAGGTTTAGGTGAAAAAATAAAATCGTTACCAGGAATATCTTGGTTTTTTAGTGATAGTGAGAAAAAAAATACAAATAGCCCTATGATAGATGGTACTCATAAAACAGGACTTGACTATGTCCCTTTTGATGGCTATATCGCTGAGCTTCATCGAGGTGAAAGGGTTCTGACAGCTGAAGAGAATAATGCTTATTCAAATTCTGAAAGTAATGACTTTTCTAGTATAAGTAATTCAACAAATACAAAGAATTTCAATAAGTCAGATAAAAAAATTACATTGAATCTTACTATAAATATGTCTGGAGCAAAAGAAATGGATTGGAATAGAGTCAGTGAAATGATAGTGGAAAAATTAGAGGATTTGATGTTACAAAATGAAATAGCCAAAGGGGAAATATAGATGTTTTCAATTACAAATATTATGAGTAAAGTAAGTAGTTTTCTAAATAATGTAAATTCAATTTCTAATCAAATTGATAAGTATATAAAGAAAACTCCACCAATTTTATTGGGAAATATAAAACTTCAATTAGTTTCTGGAATATCTGAAAGCTATTCTAATGATGTTCCAACAGTACCAATAGATGATGGTACTCAAATATCTGATAACATAACACAAAATGCACTAGAACTAACATTTAAAGTTCAAATTGTTGGTTCTAATCACAAAGAAATTTTTGAAAAGGTTCTTGAGCTTAGAAATAAAAGGGAACTTGTAGATTTGTACATGATTAAGTTGTATAAGAATATGGCTATAACAAATATAGAGAATACTATAACTTCATTATATTATACAGAATTCACTATTTCAATGGTAGAAGTAAAGATTGCTCATGTTTCTATGATTCCCTCTCCTAGTCCAAAAGCTAAAGCTAGTGTTAGAAATAAAACAAAGATAAAAACAGCAACAAAAGGTAAAAAGAATACAAAAGGTGCTGCTCAAGCTGTTACTAAAAATAAAAGCTCAGGAGTAAAGGATTGGGAAGGAGATTTACAAAGTGAGCATATAAAACTGCCATAGATAATAGGAGCATAGAAATGAAAATAAATATAATGAAAGAATCTATTCCATATATAACTGATGTAACTATTGCAGAGACAACCTTTCAATTTGAATTTACATATAATTCTTATGATAAAAGAGTATACATAACACTTTATGATATTGACGGTAATTTAATATATTCAAATGAGCCGATTCTATTTGGAATCCCACTATGGTTCAATAAATTAGTCGATGAAAAAGGAAATTTTAATAAAAAATATCCACAAAAATATATTATCCCTAATACTTTAGATAGAAAAGCAATAAAAATTGATTATGAAAATATTGATAAAATTGAGCTGTTAGTGGAGGAATAATGAATTTTATAGCAAATAGACCTATTTTTCCTAGAAATTCCTATCTTATTATAAATGGTGTAAAACTAGATGATCATAATAATGATGGTTTAAAATTTGATGTTGATGTAAAAACAGGAGAAGAAGGAAAAGTAGGGGTAGGAACATTCAAAATATATAATTTAAGTCAAGATATAGAAATAGGAAGTGAGATAGAACTTTGGTTTGGTTACGCTGAAGATATTGGCTATTATTCAAAATATGAAGTTATAAAAAAGAAAAGAATAAAAGAAAGTTCTTCATTTATTCAAGAGCTAACTTGCTCAGAGAGAACTAAAAATAGTAGTAAGATAGTTTCAATTAGCTTGGATGGAAATACTAGGATATCTGAAGCAATAAAAGAAGTTACTAAAGAAATGGGAATAAATCTTATTTCTATGGAACTTAATAAAGATAAAATTTACACTAATGGTTTTACTTGCTATAGTCAAGGATTTCAAGAGTTAAGAGAATTAGTTCAAGACTCAGAGAGTAAAATGACTTTAAAAGGTGATGATCTTTATATCTATACAGATAAACAAAAAGATCAAGTGATTTATTTAAGCTTTGAAAGTGGGTTGATTCATAATCCTGAAGCTGTTGAACAGCAAGAAAAAGAAGTGAAAGTAAATAAAAAATCTGATAATAAAAAAACAAAGAGTAAAAAAGATGATAAATGGGAAAATGAGCAAAAAAAGAAAACTATAAAAGAGAGTAATAAATATGACTATACTATTGAATGTTTCCCAATTCACTACATAAAAAAAGGAGATGTAATATACGTTGAAAGTGATGATGTAAGCGGTTTTATGCAAGTGGAAGAGGTAAGCATTAGTCTAAGTGATAGCTGGAATATGAAATTAGGAGTTAAAGTGATGAAAGATGATGGAAAACATAAGGATAATTCTAGTAAAAATACAAAAAACAAGAAAGGGTAGATTTGTAGATGCTGAGCCTTTGTTTAGTCCAAATGGGGTTGCTCTACCTGTACTTCGTAATGTTCCAGTGGCATTATTTGGAGATAGTAAAGACCACATTGATTGGAATATCAAAGAAGGGGATATAATGCCATATTTTATATTAACTTTTGACATTTCTTCATATATAAGTCAAGGCTCTCATGATGTTATGGATTCAAACAGAAGGAATAACTTAAATAATGGTTTTATTTTACCTTTCACAATTCCAAATGCTACTGAAAGTCTTGAATTTCCTTCTGATATTAGAATTATTGGAGATAGATTAGAGGAAGGGAATATTGATTTAAAAGGAAATTCTAATCAAAAAGGAAATGTTGAAATAACTGGAGATACTACTCAAAAAGGAAATACAACACAAACTGGGAATATATCCTCAACTGGAACTGTTTCAGCAACAGAAGATGTTAAGGCTGGAGATAAGAGCTTAAAAAATCATAAGCATTCAGGAGTAGCAAAAGGAAATGACACAAGTGGAGGAGTAGTTTAATGAAAACTATAAAAATGAATGATGGAGATATTAACTTTTCAACTATTTCAGGAATAGAAGAGTTTTGGCAAAGAGTAGTAAACTCTTTAAAAATATACTCAATAGAGTGCTTTTATGATGAAAATTTAGGGCTTGATATAAGAATAATAAATGAACAGGATGTAGCTGAATATAAACTTGAACATATTTGTAGAAAGTTACAAGAATGGTATAGGGCTGAAATAGAAACAGTTAGTTATCAAATAATTTCTGAAGCAGAAAGAACTTTAAAGGCAAAAATATATATAACACATAAGAAACATAATAATATAGAGAAAGAGGTGATAATCAGTGGATAAATTTGAAACAAAAGGCTTTCAAGGACTTATGGAATTAGCACAAAAAGAAGCTCAAAAAAAAGAAAATTTTGGAAGTGATTTCAATGTTGGACCAACTGGAGATTACTATAAATTAGTAGCACCTTTCATATATCTTTGTTCTTATTTGGAAGATAAAGCAATTTCAATAGCAAGGGGTTTAAATATATACAATGCACAAAATGAGGAATTAGACAATTTGTTATATTTTTTCCCTAGAAGATTTGGAACGAAAGCTCAAGTACATTGTAAAGTTACAGCAACTAATTTTGTAGATGTGTTACAAGGAGACATTATCATACAATCAGAAAATGGAGTGAAATATGAAAATATAGAAAGATTTGAAGTAGACTCTTCAAAGACTAAAACAATACTATTTCAAAGTCTATTCGAGGGAGAGGAAGGAAACATCCAAATTAATAAAATTGAAAAAGTTATAAAAGCTCCAGCATCAATAGTTGATGTACAAAATGTTGAAATTGGAGAAGGTGGGCTTTCTTCTGAAACTGATTATGAGTATTTAAAAAGATATTTAGCTGGTAATAGCAAAGGTGAATGGAGTTTATTACCTATTTTAAATGCTATAAGAAAATTACCAGGAGTAAAAAGTGCTAATGGGATAAGAAACAATACAATGAATATAGACAGCTTTGGACTTTCTCCAAAAAGCATTTGGATAGTAGTAGATGGAGGAATAAAGGAAGAAATAGCACATGCTATTTATATGCACATTCATACTCCAGATACTAAAGGAAATGTTGTTGTAAATGTTCCAACATCTGTACCTGATCATTTTGAAACTATAAGATTTGATAGACCTGCTCAAGCAGACATTGAGTATAAATTAGATATAAAAAGTGCTGATGAATTGAAAATCAAAAATTTAATTGATGAGTATATTAATGAAGCTGGAATAGGTGCTTTACTATCAAATGGAACATTCTTATATGAATATCTTTATAATAAAAACTATAAATATACCGATTTTGACTTGAAGTTTAGAAAAAAAGATACCCTTGTTTGGAGTAATTCAATTCAATTAAACTTTAATGAAATACCAAAAAGTGCTGGGAGAATATCATGATTGATGAAGTTATAAAGGGTTTACCTTTACATTTTCAAAAGGAAAATACAATTAAGTTTTATAAGACCTTGAAGCCTGTTATTGAGTACATAAATGCCTTAATAGAGGACTTAAAAAATCAAACATCACTATTGAAATGTTCAGGGATATTCTTAGATTTTATGGGGGAAAGATATGATGAAAAGAGAAATGGTCGAGATGATGAAACTTATAGACAAGCATTGATTATTAAAAAAATGGCACTTGATGGATTACCTAATACAGAATTTTTGCTTTCACTTACTAGGGAACTTACTAATAAAGAAGTTACAAAATTAAAAACAAGACCATTGCGAGAAGAAGCTAGTCAACTATTTAAGGTAAATATGATTGATGATTTAAAAGTTATTAATAAAATGCCTGACTTAAATAAAGTTTGTGAAGTTGGAGCAAGGATGTATTGGGAGCTTGAAATTATCAATAATAAAAGCAATAAATATTATTCATCAGTAGTTGAGAATATAAAAAAAATAGAAATAAAAGCTGATTTTAAACTAGATCAAACAATGAGAATAAATTCAAAGTTAAATACTGCTCAAGGGATAGGATTTACTAAAATAATCGAGATAGGGGGAATTAAATAATGAGTTATTTTGAAGGCTTAAAGCTAACAAAAAAAGGTGAACAACTTCAAGCTAAGATAAATGGAAATTTATCCGAAACTCTAACTTTTACAAAAGCAAAGTTAGGAAGTGGTTCAATAACTTCAAATGATGAGATTAGATTCTTAACAGATGTAAAAGAAGTATGGGGGACAGCTAATGTAACTAGTTGTAAGATACAGGGAGATGAAAAAAATATAGTAGCTATAGAACTTCAATTTTCTAATGCTGAGCTAAGAGAAGATAAAATCTTCAGAGAAATTGCACTTTATGCACAAGGAAATGAAGGTGAAGAAATTCTTTATGCTTATGCTAATGCTGGAGATAAATATGATTATATTCCATTAATGAAAGATAGTCCACATTCTTTTATAATAGTAATTTATTTTAATATAACAAGTGGTTCAAAAGTTGATGCCAAGATTGATTTACATAGTTATGTGTCACTTCAAGAGTTTAATGAAGGAATGAATAAAAAAGTAAATAAAACAGACTATGCTTCAGCTGAGCAGTATGGAATAGTTAAGTATGGAGCTGAAGAAGGGACAGTACTAGAAGGAAATAAGTTTACTCAGATGATGGGAAAAGATTATGGTGGAATATTAAATGAAACAGGATTAAAAGAAGTCGGAAAGACCTACTTTGATAAGAATACAAAGAAATTATATTTATGCAAGAATAATAATTCAGATATTTCAGCAAATATTAATAATTATATAGCTATGGACAGTCATTCAATTCTTGAGAGATTGGAAAAT